CCGGCTGAGTCTTCGGCGAACAGTTTGCCGTCCGTCGTGTTAATGGCTGGCTCGCCCTGGACGAGTTGACCGACGGTCGGGACCGCCGCCGCCGTGCTCGAGCGTTTGAACCTGATTTGGTCTGGCATTAGTACGTTCCCCCGTCGACAGAACTAAGCAGGGCCGCAACACACTCGCCGTCCCAAGCGTTCATGCGCTCGAACAGGGCCACCGACTGCCCGTCAGCCCGGTACATGATGAACGCATGGACAAAGGCGTCGTCGGGCACCTTCAGCAGCTGGAACCCCTGCGTGTTGGCGCGGGTGGCATTGACGCCACCGGCTGCCGTTCCTGCCGTGTTCCCGTACTCCGCCAGGTTGTAGGCCGTCACTTCGGTCAGTTCCGTCAGGCCGACGGTCGTCAAACTGGTCGGCGTAGCCGTTGGCTGGGCCTTGCGCAGCGTGTATTCCCAACGGTTGGACGCGATCGAAGACGATCCAACGACCTGCATAGCGTGCCATTGACGGGTAACGCCAGGTGCGACGAGCAACGCCTCGAGCTGCGAGCGGTTGGCGTTGATGAACTGCGCAGCAAAGATGAGCGCGTTCTGGGTGTCTGCCGACACCCCCGCGGGACCGTAGACGGATGGTTGGAGGAAACCTGTCATGCCCATGCCGGGGCTGGCGATGACGCCAAGTCGAGGATTTCGGTGGGCAGGATGTTGCCTGCCGTTGAAAACGCTGCTGTCGACTCGTACGGCTGAAACCACACAGCGCGTCCGCAGACCTTGACGGTCGATCCGCCAATTGACTGACTCGAGTCGTTCCAGATTGACCCGTCCGCCGGGTTACGCAAAATCATTTGTTCTAGGTGCCACCAATCATCACGGACGAACGTGTAGATGTCCATCTTGACTTGGTCTGACACATAGCGCTGCTCGTAAGCCTGAAACAACATAGCGCCAGCGGCAACGCCTAAAAACGTGTCGCTGTTGCGGTAGTTGATGTATTGGCTCGGATTTGCTGGGACATTCGTGTATCCGATACCCGTGTTTGGTTCATGTACCAAAAACTCCATCCGGACAACGGTTTGGGGCACGCCGTATTGAATAGGGTTCCCCATGATGTTCGTGACAGTCCCGTTGCTGATTAGTGAGGTTGGCGGCCACGTAACGTTGCCGTTGGTAGGGAACGATCCAGCTGGTGACCCTCCCGTAAACCCAATTTTCGGGCGAATGTATTGCTGAACGTTTCTGATGTTGCTTTGATAGGTGATCTTCAGTCCGCGGTACGGTGCCTCACCGAGAAGCACGGCCTTGGCCGTCTGCGTGACGATGTAGGTGTTGTTCTTGTTGGGGTGCGGGGAGACATCAATGTCAGTGACGATCATCTGGGTCAAACCGGCATCCACAGCTGCGACAGCGAGCCGGGTACCGATTGACTCAATTGTGTCGAACGGTGCTGTTCCAGCCTTGATTTCCTTCCAGACGTTGTAACCGTCCTCGCCTGATCCGTCATGCGCTGGGTCAGTTTGCAACACCATGAACTGCGTCCGCAAAACCGCCTCGGCAGGCTCGACGCCGATGCTAAAACTTTGATTGGCGTGCAGCCGTTGGATTTCCCATGCCATCAGCGTGCCCCCTTTGAGTTGAGTTCGATCTGGGCGAGGATGTAGGTCTGCCGCTCGAGCTGCATGCGCAGGCCCTCAAACTGTTCGGTTTGGCCACCGGCCATTGCTAGACCAGCCTGCATGCGAGTCATAGCTAGTTCCGCAGTTGCTCGGTTGGTCGGATCTTTGAAGCCACCTGCGTCGCCGCCAGTCATCAGGCTCGCAAACGGACCGAGGTTTCCACCGAGTGCTTCTGAGCCGACGGCGCCAAGGTAGCCCGCACCACCCTCCAAGCCCTTTACGATGTTGGACATGTACGCCGCCGGACCTTCTAGGAAGTTTTCAAGCGAACGTCCAAATGTTGATCCCCTTTGTTGAGCCATCAGACCGCTCATCATTTCTTGTTCCGCCTGCCTTGTGATAGAGCGGGCGGCTGGCTCGTCCATGCCAGCGGCAACCATGCGCTGCCCTAATTGCATCTTCCGCAGGTCGGCGCTGATCTGCGCTTCGTGCATCTTGTGGGAGAACGGAAACATCAGGTCGGCTTGGATCTTGCGAGCCTCCGCGTGGGCCTGCATGACGCTGCTGGCGAAATTGACGATCGGCAGGGCCATGGCTGCACTGATTGCGCTGCCAATTTGGTTGCTCGACTTGCGCAGGCGCTCAAGTTCGGCGGTAGCGGTTTGCACGCCCTTGCGCAGGCCACCGATATCAAAGTCGATTCCTACTCCGAGTCCGACTTTTGCCATAGCGCGATCCTTTCCAGAGTCGTCATCCAGTCATCCTGGCGCGGCTTGCGCCAAGGCTCCACAATTCGTTCCGGCTGATTGGTCAGCCGGTATGCCAGGACCGTCAGAAGGTGCTCTGTGCGGTCCTCTGCGGTCCACTCCAAGGGTTTGCCATCACCCCCTTCATCAGCGCCGTCGCAACGTGCACGTCCAAACTGTTTCCGCCAGGAACGCCGTCGATGCGGGTGCAGTTTTCGAGCACGAAGGTCTGTTTGGCGTCTTCGTCGAGCTGCTCGAGTTTGCGCCACTCGCCGACCGTCAGCGGTCGGACCTCGAGGGTCGAGGGGTGCCCAACGACCGATTCGTCAGTGAATGGCCGCCACATTACGCACGACCAACAGTGATTTCGCCCGTGTACTGCCACGAAACGGACGCAGACTGGACAGCGTCGTTCGACCATGACGGGTTGTAGCCGGTGATGATGGCAGTTCCGCTGAAGTCGACGCCACCATTAACGCCGCCTGAGGCCACGATGGAAACAGAGATTGATGACGTCGTTGGCGTAGTACCCGCGAACTTCTGCGCCAAGGTCAGCGCGACGGCGTTATCCATGTGGATCGTCGCCGAGCCGGTGACGGTCGGACGCCCTTGGATTGCCACCGCCAGCGCCGAGTTCAACGGAGTCGCATCAACCGCCGTGCTAGATGCCGTGATGCTGATATCGGTGGCATCGACGGCTGCGCCGCCGCCGAAGGTGATCGTTGTGCCATTGCTGATGACTGCCATTTCTTAGCCTCCTGTTGCCCAAATGCGGTAGGTTTGACGAACCACACGCGGGCCGTCATCCGTCCCCTCTTGATCGTCCATGCGCTCGACGTCCTCGCCGTCAGTACCTGACCAACGAATCAAAGTGCCATCGACCGTTCCATACGAGGTGTTGTCGTTCAAGACGTCTGCAACGACGGCTGCCAGTGCTCGAGCTCCTGACATAGTCGTGGCAATGCAGTCGATCGACACTGAGAACTCAGCGAGACTGGTGGTCCCCGTCAGCGTCCGCACTGGGGTCCTAGCGTCGACGCTGTAGACGATGGCAGGCAGCGCCGTGCCCTCGCGGCGCCATTCGGGGCTAATGCGGGTGCTGACCAGTCCGGTCACTGCAGCATCGTCCGACAATCTTCGGCGCAGGGCAGTCTCGATGCTCACGACTTCTTCCTCTTAAGGTTGGCCCTGCGAACAAGGTCGTCAAATTGCTGTTCGATGACGGTCGCAAGGTCTTCCAGCGCAACCTGCGGTGGGAATTGGTCTTGAGTTGCCTTTTTGATGCCCCAGCCGGGCTTGGAGTCGACGATGGGCGCGACGTAGCTGCGCGGCTTGCGCTTGTATCGCATGCCCGCCCGTGCGGTGGTCTTTTCTCCGCGGGTGTCGGCGTTCGACTGGATGACCGACGCAGAAGCCTTTCTCAGGCTCATTTGCGTGCCGTAACTGCGGTGGGTGGCACCATGGCTACGCCAGTTGTCCTGGTACATCTTCCGAAGTCGTGTCAGGCTGCGTCGCAGAAGCTGCTTGGCCAAATTGCGACTGACTCGGTCAGGTAGAACCAAGAAAACCCGCTCGGCTCGCAGAAGTTGCTGGTCTGCTCGCACGCTGCCCTTGCCGCGCATCTGCTCAAACGCAAATGCGGCGTTCCGCTGGCGGCGAGCAAACGCAACAGAATTGGCGTAGTGCTCGGGGCTGCTGAACGTGGGGCCGCGGCGGAAGCTCATGCCGTCACCTCGAGTGCCTCGATGTGCAGTTCCATCCGACGCAGGTCAGGATCGACCACGCCCGTCAGCTCGAGTGTCCGGTCGGTCTTGCCCGTCTCGCGGAGCAAGATGCGGCTCTTGATCGTCACCGAGTCGATCCACGGGATGACGATGCGGTAGGCGCTCTGTCCCCTGGTGACGTCGACCGATTCGATGCTGCGCCCGTCCGCGTTCTCGATGTAGCCGAGCACGGTCGCAGCCGTCGACCATGTCTTGGTCCCCTGACCGTACGAATCCACGGTCGTGGTGTAGTTCTGAACCGCCATTTCGTGGCGGAACATGCCACGCGGCGTCATGCGATCGCCCTCTCCTTGAGCATGGCCGTCAGCATCTGCTGGGCCTTGCCCTCGATGGCGCCGGTGCTGTCTCCGCGATCCGCGTACAAACGGGCGCACAGCTGCAGGACGAGCATGTTGATGTAGTGGTCGCCGACCAGCGTGGTCCAGTTGATGGCCACGGGCCGCGTGTATTCCTCTGCAACCAGGACGGCCAGCCGCTCGCCGTCCCAGTGCTTCTCCGGGGTAGCCGTCTGGCCGTTGCCGTCCTCGTCGGTGTAGGCCACTTGCAACGTGCCTGCCGAGTTCCACGGTTGAATCGGCAGCACAATCCAGACGTCGCCCTCCTCGGACACGGTGTAGGTGCGCTCGAGCGCCTGCACCGACAGGCCGGTAGTCCGCTCGACGGTTTCGCGGGCCGCCGGAAGCAGGATCGTGCCAATGTAGGTGTCATCCTGCGTGTGGAACACGCGCAGATGCGTCTTGACGTCGCTAGTCGTGAGTGCTGGCATGGGAAAGGCGGGTAGGAGGTTTCCCCCCTACCCGCCCGGGGTCACTGGCTGATGTCAGGTGGCCGCGTTGCGGATCACGCCGCCTGCGCGCTTGTCGACGATCTGCGCGTCCGAACGCATCGACGAAAGGAACCGGGTGATGCCGTTGGCAGACTGACTGTAGGGGTCCACCGTGAACGTGACTTCCTTACGGTCCACGATGCGGTACCCGCGGGCGAGATCGCCGAACCAAATCAGCTGACGCGATGACGCGGCGTTGTAAACATCGGCAAACTCGCTGATATAGACCGGGCGACCCATCAGCATGCCAGCCGCACCCTGCTGGAGCATCATGCCCTGCATGCCGTCGTACATGTAGTTGCCCGTGGTCGCTGCCTTCAGCTGCAGCAGTGCGCCCCAGGTGGCCTGGTTCATGATCCAGGTGCCGTTCTGCGCGTACTGACTCGGGACCGACGTGTACAGACTGATGATGTCATCAAAGTCAGGAGCAGCGTTCGTTGCGCCAGTGATGACGGTGTACTGCCAGTCAGCGTTGCTGTAGAAGATCCCGCGTTCTTCCGTTGTGCCTGCACCGACGGCGTGCTTACTTGCGCGATACTTCGCATGCGCGCGAGCGTGGTCGGCCACAATCTCGGCGGCAACATCGATCTCAGAATCCAGCAGCAGTTCCTCAGTGACGGGCGTGAACGCCGTGGCCTTGAACGCTGAAAACGTCTTCAGGATCGTGGTGAAGTTCGATTCGGTGTACGGGGCCAGCGTCCCAGTGACCGATTCGCCAGTGGCAGTGACGGTGGTACGGCTATCGATCACGGGCAGGCGCAGAGCGGCAGGCACCGTCTGAACCGTAGCGAGCTGGCGGATCGGATCGCCCCAGTCGAGCCA